GGCTGATTCACCAGGCTGGAAGGACTTGAATGAATCGTCGTCGATCGACGTCGTCCCAGGTGCGTCCGCGCTGATGGCGCCGGACCCCGAGTTGCGAAGGTAGACAAACCAGTTGTCCCCAACGGTGATTGGATCCGGCAGGGTGAATGTCCCACCGGCTCCGGTCCAGTTGAACATCTTGGCGCGGTCGGCCAGCGTCGTGGTGTAGTTGGAATTGAAAGCCGTTATTGGCACAGACTGGCTGAGCAGCGTGCCGACGGCGACGATTCCCGTGCCAGCCAACGACGAGGCATTCGCGGTTGACGTCGCCGCGCCGTATTGCAAGGCGCGCCAAGTGCCAGCGACAGTCGTGTTATTCGTGAGGTAAACTTGCCATAGCGTGCCCGCCGCGATCGTGACCACCTGAACGTTAGCCGCGTCACGGACGGTGAACGTGTATGAGCCAACATTGTTGAACAGGATGGTGTTGCCGGTGCCAGTCTTATTGGCGTCCGGCAGGACAATGCTAAACCCATTTGCAGACGGCGTAACGTCCTTGATCCGCGTGGCGAGGTTTACGTTAGTGGAAGTTTCCTCGGGCCAGCTTAAGACAATGTCTGTTGATAGAGCGACAGAGCTATAGCTGATCTCGCTGGGATAGATGTTCGCACCGCCGAACACGTCTGTATAGGTAGTCATTATGCTTCACTCCTATTCGCCGTGCGATCCATGATCCGCTTCATATCCTCTCCGCTGAGAGCTTGGGCCGCGCGGTCGTACATAGCCTGCCACATTTGGACACGTTCATCGTTCTTTAGGAACGGTGCCGTTTCCAGCAACGTCGCGTAAAGAAGAACGTCAGGCGCGTATTCCGTAAGCCAGTTGGTTTGGAAGTCTTCGCCCAAGAAGCGGGGTTGCTCGTAATACAAGATTTCAAGCGGATCAGCCGCGTTGGGCGTCGGGGTGATCAACCAATGCTGGTAGTCGTAGTCAGCGTAAAACTCAGGCGCAGCCTGTTCAGATTCTGCGGGCCAGTAAGACCGGCAGTATTCATACGAGCGCGTGAAGATAGGTGAGCCGTTGACGGTCATGCTGACAGTGTCACGCCAGCGGTCTGGCTTGCGATAGACAGCCACGCCAACCGACAACGGCGTCGTGACGGCACGGATGAACCCCTCAATCTTGAGTTCGCGCGCAATGCGACGCTCGCCCAAAGTGATAAGGCGAGGGAGTTGCTCATAGACAATTTGATCGCTCTCGGCAGTAAAGCCGCGTTCGATGTAACGACGGACGTCTGTAAGCAGACTGTCATATGTCATGGTGTATGCCATGTGCGCTCCAGAATTAAGATCTGCAGCTGATACAGCGTGCGCCGGTGTGCGGAATTATAGCCTTGAAAGGCCCTAAGAGGCAACCCAATTTAGCGTCCGTCTAAGTCACCGGCGTCAAGGGCATTTTGCGGCCACTTCATTGTGGCTGACGAGATCTCGCAGCAACGCTTCATCGTTTGCCAAGAGCCAGTCAACTACCCCTTCGCTGTTGAAGTGGATCGGTCTGGCGATGTCGCAGAAGTCACCGCTTGGGCTTGTCGCCGCGCACCCAGACATTAGCCCTGCCACGCAGAGTGTTACGGTCAAATGCGTCCACTTCATTCCGCACCTCCTGTGCTTCCTTCATTGCCTTGACCTTCTTGTCCGCCATCTTGATACGGACCTTTTCCTCGCCATCGCTGACCCACTTGGTACGGATGCCAAGGATGCCAAGGGAAAAGGCCAGCGCAAGGACGGCATAAAGCTGGAACCGGAGCGGGATCAACGGTCGCCCTCCGCAAACTTCTTGATCCTTTCGCGCATGATGTACGCTGCGGCAAGAATGACGATGCCCACGAAGACAAGAGCAACGACCTGCGCGATGCCGTCAAGCGCACCGACTGCCGCAATGCCTGCGCCCGCGCCCGATGCAATCTGCACGGCAGACGCTTGCACGGTGGTGGACTGCGACGGGGCAGTTCGTTCTGCTGGGGGCTTGGTCTTACTGGCCCAGTCGCCCTCGGGATAGACCTTGCGGTCAAGCTCAAAGTGCGGACCATCCTTAAAGCTCTTCCAGTCGCCGCCCCAGTTTAACGCCACACCCTCCTTCTCAGCCGCAGCCTTCACGGCAGGGCCGAGCTTGTCGTAGAGCGGCCAGTCAAAGGCACCTTTGCCGTTGGGTCCGATGGGAACCAGATCAACGGCGTGGCCCGTCAGGTGGCGGCTGTTCATCGTCTTGGACGCGCCGCTGGCAACGAGCTGCTCTTGCCGTTCTTTGGTCCGCAGACCTTCGATGACGACAAAATCAAGCGGGCTGTCCAGAAGCGCGCGGTCAATGACGCGGCGGAGGTCGGGGTGGATGCCATTTAGGTTCTTCAGGCTTCTCGCGCTGTATTTGCGTGTCATTCTCAAACCCCTTTCAATGCTCTATGAGTCTTCGTCATGTCGGCTTGCGTATATTGCTGGTAGCCAGAAATATCAGGCATGGGCACAGTCACAACCCTCGCGTTCGTCTCCAAAGCCACAGATTGGGCAACGTCCATGAAGGATACTGCCTCTCCCGTGCCAAGATTATAGACGCCAGTCTCGTTTAAGTCAAAAAAGCACTTGTGAACATTAATCACACGCTCAACAGGCACGAAATCCCTGCGGATGTCTTCGCTTCCCTCAAAGACCTCAATACACGCAGTCTCTAAAGCCTGACGGCGGAAACGTGCATGCGGCGATGGTTGATCCTTGTGATCTTCGTGCTGCCCGTAGACGTTGAAGTAGCGAAACATTTGCACCGGCACACGCCAACTTTTCCCAAGCACAAAATCCTCAACCGCACGTTTTGACTTGGCATACAAGCTCTGCGGATTTGGCGTGTCGGTCTCGCAAAACGTCGTGGCATCCGCGCCGTATACGGAAGCCGATGAGGCGAACTGCACCGGAATGCGCCAGTCAGCGCAAGCCGAAATCAAATCTATGCTGAACCGGATGTTCTGCTCGTAAAGCATCCCCCAGTCAGCGCATGCGGTGCTGGATATAGCCCCGAGGTGTATGACCCGCGTGATGCCCTCGAGAGACACCGCGCCGTCGCCCCATTCATAGCCAGCGGAGTTGGGCAGGGCGGACATCATGTTCTGCCCGATGAAGCCTTTGTAACCTGTGATCAGAACAGCCATTGCGCCTTGTCATCCACCCAAACGTCATACGATGGCTTGCCCATCCGCAGCTCGTGATACTTGCATCCCCAAAACTCAAGTTGTCGCTTGGTCAGCTCAGACCAGTCGGTGTTGGACGTCATGCCTCGGGCAGTCCAATAGATGATCTTGTGGCCGTCGTCATATAGCTGATTGATCTTCGCGATGCGATCAGCCAACGGCTCAGACTTCGCGTATTGGCCGTCATGCGTCGTGCAGATCGTGCCGTCGATGTCTACGATGTATTTCTTCCGATCGGTCGTCATGGGATGTCCTCGGGTTTAAGTGTGTACACGCCTTGATGTGAGCAAGCTATCGCAGCGCATTGGTTGGCTTTTGACAGAGCCTCGGCCATGTTTTCCGTCTTCATGTAATAGACGGCCAGAGCGGCTAGGAACGTGTCCCCAGCGCCGCACACGTCAACGACCTCGATCTTGGGCGCAGGATAGTTGACGCCCTCATACCAGCAGCCACCGACCCCGCAGGTTACCACAAGCTCCTTGGGTTGGGATACAAGGCGAGAATTTTCCAGCTCGTTGATCTTGAAGATCATGCCGGAAAACTGGGCAAGATCCGTCTTCTTGGTGTCGACGAAGATTGGTCCATCAAACCGCTTTCGAAGCTTGAGCAAAACCTTGTCGGTGATGAAACCCTTGTTGTAATCCGACACGACGAGGGCGCTATATTTTTCATAGTAACTGGGGCGCTTCACTATGTAAGGTCTTGCCTTGACGTCGTGATCAACCCGAAGAAGCAGCGTATTGTGTTTTGAATCTATGTAACGATGCTTCTGGGACCATGGATGCGCGTTGGC